TGCGAAAAATTTAATGAATTAGAAGAACAATATTGTAGATTCTGTTATAATATTGAAAAATATGAATTTGATAAAATGAATCTTACAGAAATTTATTATAATGAATGTTTTGATAAGTATAAAAATAAACATCAATATTGTGAAAAAATTTGTCAATTAGATTCTTGGAAATGTTCTTATTGCGATAATACTAAAACTTATAATTATAATAAAACAGTTATGAGTGCAGAATATTATAATAAATGTATTAAAGACCTAGAAGATCTACATCAATATTGTAAAATAATTAAAAATCAAAGTGAACTATTTATTAATCAACAATTAATTACTCCTTGCGAATTCAATGCTTGTATTAATAATATTAATTTTGACAATCTTAAAAATAAAATATGTTTAAAATGTTTGTTTTGTGATAAAATGTTAAAATATATCTACAAAGAAGATGAGTTTGATAAATATAAAAAATATATGAATAGTATTAAATTATTTGAAAATCCAAAAACTGGTGGAATAAAACATTTATTAACAATATGTAACAAATTTGATAAAAAATATTTATTTATTTGTACTGATTGTACAACATTTATTGACAGTAATAAATTCTATAATAGTTTTATTAATAATATAATATTTAATGACAATAGAGTCAATAATTATGACTTTAGTGACAAACAAATTAAGATAATTAATGATATAATAAAAAAAAAATAAAAATTTATTTAAAATTAAAGTTAGCAATAGTCTATATATTATCAAGTTTATAATATTAATGTCATTTTTTTACTTGAACTAGTTGATCTATTACCTTCTTTAATACCAATACTTTCACATAATTTATATGTAATTAATTCCATTATCTCACAACACTGAATATACATTTCTTTAAAAAATAAATATGCACTTTCTTCTTTTTGGATTATATATATTTTTGTCATTTTGCTTATTTCATTTAATATTTTTTTATTATCTAGCATGTCATATTCTATATAATTATTACTTGTTAACTCTTCCATTAATATATCTATTAATACTTCAAATAATATATCACTTGTTTTCAACTTGTCTAAATACTTTTGATATTTTATTATATTTTCATTTACTTTTTCATTATTATATCTGAATCCAAATTTCCAATACCATGGATATCCAACTTGTAATATATGACCTAAAAATAACGAATATCCTATTTTTATTTTACTATCTTTACAAAATATTTCTGATATATCTTCTAATGTTATTTTTTTAAATCCTTTTTTCCTTGCCCAATCTATTATTGCGTACACTAACATAGTTCCCTGTTTTTCTACTTTATCTAACTCTCTAGATTTAAATTTAATACAACCTCGTAGACCATTTAATGATTCTATATTTAATGTATCTGAACTAGTTTGATATGTTAATTGTGCGCAATTATCTTCTTCTATATCTACACTTTTAGATTTAAAAGATTTTATAAACACTCTTCTAATGTCACTTTCTTTTTTTTTATATATATCAAATATATATGTATTATCATCATATTGAAATTCATTAATATCACCACCAATTTGCTCTGAATTATCTACCATATATTTGCCATCCATTGTATAAAACTCATACCATGGATGATTAGTAGATACATTATTTGGTATATTATAATTCATATGAGCCATCATTGTATATTTATTACCTTTATGATACTTATCAAATAGTTGAAATAAACTAAATTCCATTTATAATTACATAATATTTTATTTAATAAGTAATTTAGTATTTTTCTGATTATTTTGAATGACATCTCTATAATTATATGTTAAATCAGATATTATATCAATTTGTTCTTGATTTATTACCTTCTTTAATACCAATACTTTCACAACACCTTTTCTCATTTGCGACGTCCATTAACTACTCGGGAAGGTATTTTTAAAAATGCCCAAGTCAATCAGATTATTACTATAATAATCAATAACATCCGCTTTTTCCTTACCATCAAGTCTTTCTAAAAATAAAATTAATAACCCAAATGCTTTTCTATACTCATTTTTGTGTATAAAATTGTCGATATTTAGTTTTGATCCAGATATATATTTCTCAACATCTTCACTTGTTTCCATTATATTAATTAGATTACATTATAGTCTTTAAATACTTTTATTACATAGATTTTATTTAATAAGTAATAAAAGTATTTTTCCCAAGTAATTATTAACTCAAGTTCTTTTCTAAAACTTGAATATACGCATTCATAATCAAAATTAAAAAAAGTAGACTATATGGTAATGTTTTTATAATATTATGTAAAAATATTTTTAATTCTACATTCACTTCTTCTTCAAAATATTTTCCTTCTAAACCACATTTTTCTTCATTTTCCCTACATGATGAAACATAATCAGTATTAATAATACCTGTTTGGATATTTTTTGTGCCAAAATATTCACATTTACCTAAATCTGAAGAATAATCAGAGAAGGAATTTGGTTTATAATGTACACAATTTCTACAAATTGGTATATCTATATTTTTTATTATTTTTGCATTAATTGTGAATAATAGAAAAAATAAATTCAAAATCATATTATATTTATTATTACAATTATTATTTCTTTATATAGATACTAAAGTACAAATATTATATCTATAAATCTAGGATTTTTCAGATAATAATGTACTCTTAATATATTCTTTTTCTCCATTTTGTGCTATTATTTGCATTTCACGCATTATAACTCCAAAACTACAGCCAGAGTGACCATTATAACCAAGTTCTTCCATTTTACTCATTATTTTTAATATAATAGGATCTGTTGATCTACTAAAACTTTCAATTTCTTGTTTAACAAAATCCCAAGATTCAGTTAATGTAATTGCTTGCCATGCATTTTCTAACATTCGTCTTATATTTTCATTTTTAACATATTCAAACTCTCCAGGAACAAATGTTGGAGAATTATAAATTTCATCTTCATCAGATGGAGGTTCTGGTGGGAAATTAATAATATTTTCCGGCATATTATTAATATTGTATCTAATTATAAATAATAATTTTATAATTCAATTTTTTATATTTACAAAAAATTGATGATTTAATTATTAATTATATAATAAATAATTAACTATATGAATGATTCTAAAAGAAAAATAAATGCTATTATTTTATTAGATGATTTAACAAAAGAAATAGATGAATCATGGAGATATTTTTTTATTTTACATAATCAACTTTTATTAGATATTTTATTATCTATAAATTGGAACAAAAAAATACTTCCACCAAAGAAATATATTTTCCGTGTTTTTAATATGAATGTTAATGATATTAAAATAGTATTACTAGGCCAAGATCCATACTATAATTTAAACCAGGCAAATGGTCTTGCATTTTCTGTAAATAAAAATCTTATTATTCCACCATCTTTACAAAACATTTTTAAGGAAATCAAATTAGAATTTCCAGAAAGAGAATATAACTTTATTCATGGTGATATATCTAGATGGTTTATAGATGAAAAAATATTTTTATTAAATTCATCTTTGACTGTAGAAGAGTCTAACCCAGGGTGTCATCTTAAATTATGGGAAAATTTTCTTAATAAAGTTATTAATTTTATAAGTATAAAAAATACATCATGTGTATTCTTACTATTAGGTAATTCAGCGGGCTTAAAAGATAAATATATAAATAATAAATCAAGATGTATTTATGGTATTCATCCATCACCATTATCTTCTTATAAAGGATTTTTTAATTCAGGAATATTTCAAAAAGTAGAAAACAAGATTGGATATCTAATAAATTGGTCTTTATAAATTGATATTTATTATTTATATTTAAATATAAAAATATAAATAAATAATAAATGTTTAAATATATACAATTATTTGTATATGGTATAATTACACCATCAATAATTGGTTATAGTATATATTATACTTTTTCAGAATCTTTAAAAATTGCTTTAAAAGATGCAATTGATAAATCTATTAAACAAAATATTAAAGAAACGCTTACAATATTTACACCTTTTTCATTTAAAACGCACAGACTTTTCTGGTCTTTTGCATAATAATAATAAATTTAAAGATATATTTTGATATAAATATATTATAATGAATTTAGAATATGAAATTTTATATGTTAAAAATAAAAAATATATTTATGTTCTAACAAATAATGATGATAATAATAATGAATTAGATTTATCTATATTTGAAATAGAAGAATGGACGCATTTAAGAAAAATTAGTAAAGTATTTGAAGATTGTGTAGTTTATTTAGATAATGTAGATAAACCGTTCACCCCTTATATAAATATTAACCAAAATTTAAAAAGGGGTGTTTATTATTTGTATTATTCTCCATTTTGTCTCTGTAAAGGTTTTAATGATTTAGAATATGAAATATTACACATAACCGATATTTATAAAGTAGTATTTAATTTAACTAGAGAAGATAAAAAAATAACTATAAATAAATTTAGAAGATGGATTATAGACAATTATAAAAAAATTCAAACTCATTATGATAATTTATTAGATAATAAAGATTTGTTTATTTTTAAATATTAAGAGGTATAAAATACTTTCCATATTTACCACACTTGTTATTATCTTTTCTACAAATTGATGCATATTCATATTCTATTTTTTCAGTTAAAATAATTTTTTTATTAAAGAGTTTACATCTATTAGATTTAATATATGAAAATAAATTATTTTCATTATATTCCATAAAATGAACACAATTTACACATGATGGCAATATCTCATTTTTAACAAATATATGTAATGCAGGTGATACTTGTTGCATCATATATAATTTATCTATAACTCGTATAGTTCTAATATTTTTATATGGAAACATATATATATTATTATTAACTATTATTAACTATTTATATAGTATTTTAAATTAAAAAATATATCTACTTAATAATATTTATGAATGAATATTTTCAAAAATTAAATAATATTTTATTTGATAAATATAATGTTAATATATACCAAAATAATAATGACATTTGTGAGTTTATAATAAATAATGAGTCTGATGAACCATTCTATTTAATTGATCTGGGTGATATTTTTAAACTATTTAATAATTGGGTAAATTTGATGCCAAATATAAAACCATTTTATGCAATTAAATGTAATCCAAACTTGGCTATTATAGAAACATTATCATATTTAGGAGTATCATTTGATTGTGCATCTGAAAATGAAATTAAAACAGTTCTTGAAATAACTAAAGATCCATCAAGAATAATATTTGCAAATCCATGTAAAATGATTTCACATTTAAAATATGCAAAAAAAAATCATGTCAATTTGATGACATTTGATAATGAAGAAGAATTATATAAAATAAAAATGTATTATCCAGATGCTAAATTAGTTTTAAGACTAGCAGTTGATGAAAGTTCAAGTATTTGTAAGTTCAATAAAAAATTTGGTTGTTATATAGAACAAGTTGAAGAAATTTTAAAAATAGTATATATGCTGAAATTAAATTTAGTTGGTTTAAGTTTTCATGTTGGATCAGGTTGTTCTTCTGGTGATAGTTTTTATTCAGCAATAGAAACATGTAAACAGGCAAAAGATATAGCTAAAAAATTAAATTTAGATATATCATTAATAGATCTTGGTGGTGGATTTCCTGGTAGTAATCAAGAAAAATTTAATGAAATTGCAGAAAAAATAAATTTAGCAATTGAATCATTCTTTTTTGAAGAAATAAAATCTAAATCAATTGAATTTATCGCAGAACCAGGTAGATATTTCGTTGAAAAATCACATACACTAATCTTAACAGTTATCGGTAAGAAAAAAATTAGAGATATATCAGATAATGTAATAATGATATATTATCTAAATGATGGAATTTATAATTCATTTAATTGCATTTATTTTGATCACCAAAATCCTATAATTACACCATTTACTATAAATAATGATAAAACGTACAAATCTATACTTTTTGGACCAACATGTGATTCAATAGATTTGATAAAAGAAAATATAATATTACCAGAGTTAATAATTGGAGATTTATTATATGTAGAGAATTTTGGTGCTTATACTACATCTGGTAGTTCTGAATTTAATGGTATAAAAAAACCATTAAATAAATATATATTGACTAATTAATTTATTTATATTCACATATCTCTCCCACAAATATATCATCTTTTTTAACAAGTTCAAATGGTTTTCCACACCCATATATTAAATTTTGTTCAAATAATAAATCGCATTCAGGCTTAGATGCATGAGGATTAATTTGTTCACCATTCAACTTTAATACACCATGTCTAAATATAGAACAATTAATTTCATTAATTAAAATTAAATCTTTACAATGAGGACATTCAATGATAATTTCTAATTTTGGCGATTCCATATAATATTATTATTTTTATATTATATTATAAATAATAATTAATTAATTCAATTTTATAATAGTTTTGCTTTATTATATATTTCAATTGCTTCATTTGTATCTACAAATTTTTCTACTTTTATAAACTTACCAGGCTCTAAATCTTTATAATGAGTAAAAAAATACTTTATCTCATCAAGTGTATGACTATCTAAATCTGTATATGAATGAATATCTTTATTATATGGATCTATTTTATCATCTGGTACTAAAAGTAATTTCTCGTCACGACCTTTTTCATCATTAGTGATTAATGCTCCAATTATTTTACAAACAATAGTACAGGTTGGTAAAAGAGATCGATTGCAAATAACAACAGCATCTAATGGGTCATCATCACCACCTAAAGTATTGACAATAAAACCATAATTAAATGGATATAGAAAAGGTACATGTAAAAAACGATCACAAATAAGTTCATTAGTTAAATGATCTATTTCATATTTTACATTTTGCCCATAAGGAATTTCAATTTGTACTTTAAATATTAAATAGCAGAAAAGATATTTAGTTTATTAGA